TCCTGGAACAATCAACAGGTCACTTGTCACAACTATACGTTTAAGCATAGCTGCTAAAGTTCCTGCTGGTATGGCCACAGATACCAAACCATTCACGAGATGAGCCTTTTGACACTTAATAGTGTCATCAGACCAATCTCTAACATAGAATGGAGTAATGTCTTGTCCAGCGAAGTAATCACGACCACAAGATTCCCTAAAGGGTCCTTGGGTGTATGATTTATCCGTGTTTAAGGAAAATCCACAAAGGTGTAGAGCATCAATTACAAGGTGGCTGTTTTTGGTTTCGACTACAATGTCGTCCCCGTAGACAGCAAAACTCTTGCAACCAACAGCTCTACATATAGCAGTAAAAATCAACGTTTCTATAGTGAAGGTGGTACCGTTTCCCATTGAGGAAAACTTTTGGTACTTTCCAACTGTCGCTTCACAGCGATAGAAACTACTCCGACAATTCGTGAGGAAATGCCACCAGTTGTATGGGAAAACCCATGCTACTAGGTTGTAGCTCACGGTGTCGGAAGCATTCTCGATATCTAAGGTAGAATAACAACCGAAGATTGAACCGAGTAATGCTAGTCGTTGATTTTCGGACTGGTCTGATAAGTTTACGCCTATTTTATTTAAGCGTTTCTTAACGTACGAATCAAAAGCGAGTTGAAAGGAAATGTTTCCTGTAGGCTCGCATGCGATCGTTCTTTCAGTTTTCCAGTTCTTAGGCACGGTTGTTACCCTGTTTACGTTGGTCGGTATTGGTCTTACATTATAGCCGAGGCATTTCGCCGCGGTCACAACATAAGGTACCAATCCGGGCGCACACGGAATCTTAGCACACACCTTTTTAAAGGCTTGCGCTTTCCTCCTGGGTAACCCCGCTGTTGCTCCGTTAGTAACTTTCAAGTTCTTAATAATAGACTTTTCAAAGTTACTGAAGTCACCAAGTATACCGTCAATTTCTGACCGTATCTTGTTTAACAGACGAATATCCCTTTTTGGGAAAAACTCATCTGTGTTCGTGTC